CCCTCGGTCACTTGTTTCAACTTTATTCGGAGTAACCACCATGAGTTTCCAAGTTACCACCGCCTTCGTCCAGCAGTATTCGAGCAATGTCTCGTTGCTGTTGCAGCAGCGCGGTTCCAAGCTGCGTGATGCAGTGACAGTCGGTTCCTACACCGGCAAAGCAGCCAAGGCTGTCGAGCAGATCGGCGCAGTCACCGCGCAGGCCCGCACCAGCCGCCACGCTGACACCCCGCTGATCTCCACGCCTCACGATGCCCGTTGGGTTTTCCCCAGCGACTTCGAGTGGGCCGACATGATCGACGATCAGGACAAGCTTCGCATGCTGATCGACCCCACGAGCCCCTATGCCTTGAACGGCGCGTATGCGCTGGGTCGGGCCATGGACGACCTCATCATCTCGGCTGCTCTGGGCACCGCTTTGACCGGTGAGAACGGCTCGACCAGCACCGCGTTTGCCACCGCCACCCAGCAGATCGCTGTCGGCGCCACCGGCATGACCGTTGCCAAACTGCGTCAGGCCCGCCGCATCCTGTTGACCAATGAGGTCGATGTGGAGTCGGACCCCCTCTACATTGCGGTGACCGCAGTGCAGATGGACAACCTGCTCGGCACGACCGAGGTGACCTCCTCGGACTACAACAGCGTGAAGGCACTGGTCCAGGGCAACGTGGACACGTTTCTCGGCTTCAAGTTCATCCAGTGCGAGCGCCTCGGCGTCGACGGCTCGGGTGATCGTCGCTGCTTTGCTTGGGCCAAGTCGGGTCTGCACCTGGGTATGTGGAACGATGTCAACACGAAGATCAGCGAGCGTGCGGACAAGTCCTACGCCACGCAGGTGTACGTGAAAGGGACCTTCGGTGCCACCCGCACTGAAGAGAAGAAAGTCGTCGAGATCATCTGCGATCTGTAATCAGGAGCACACGACATGGCACGCACCTACGCAAACGAAGTTGCCAACTTTGGCACCAGTCCCGTCGCAAACGTTGACGGCGGAATCCACGGGGGCCGGCTGCGCCGCTTCCGTGCCTCGTTCACCATGGCGTCCCAAGCCTCCGGTGATGACATCGTGCTGGCCCGGGTTCCGGCCGGCTACCGCTTCGCTTTCGGCATCATCAACGCTTCGGCGACGATGGGTGCCTCGGCAACGGTGGCCATCGGCATCACTGGTACCACGGGCAAGTACCGCGCCGCTGCGGTGTTCACAGCTGCGGCTCCCACGCTGTTCGCCGTCAACACTGCTGCCGACGATGATGCCCTGACGGCCGAAGAGACCGTGCTTCTGACCATCGGAGTTGCCGCGCTGCCGTCCTCGGGTACGGCCTACGTGGACCTGTACTACTCCGCACCGTGATGAACCGGGACTGAGCGGTGCCGTCCGTCATCGACCTGTGCAACAGCGCCCTGGACAAACTGGGTCAGGGTGCGATCACGAGTCTTTCGGACGGCACCAAATCGGCCAAGTTGTGCAACCGCAACTGGCCCCTCGTGCGCGACCGGGTTCTGCGGTCACATCCGTGGAACTTCGCAGTCAAGCGCACCACACTCGCCGCCAGTGAAACCGCCCCGACTTGGGGGTACACGGCACAGTTTCCCATCCCGACCGACTGCCTCCGATTGATCGAGGTTCGTGACCTCTCGACCGACGAGTTCCAGATTGAGAACGGGCACATCCACGCCAACGCCACGGTTCTCTACATCCGCTACATCTCGCGCATCGAGGACCCGAATGTCTACGATGCCCTGTTCGTGGACACCGTGGCCACGCGCCTTGCCGCAGAGTTGAGCGAAGCCTTTGACCAGAGCACATCGAAGAAGAAGGCGCTGCTGGAGGAGTACGATGCCTTCCTCGACGATGCGAAGCGGGCCGATGCGCAGGAGAACCCGCCTGCCTCCTATGAGGAAGATGACTGGATCAAAGTGAGGTACTGAGATGGTCGCACCCGCTCAAACCTCGTTCAACGCTGGTGAGTTGTCGCCCCTGCTTCGCGGGCGTCCGACCCTCGACAAATACCGCAACGGCTGCGAGACGCTCGAGAACTTCATCCCGCAGATCCAGGGCCCGGCACGCAAGCGCCCGGGAACCCGGTTCGTCGCCGAGGTCAAGGACTCCGCAGACGACACGCGCCTGATCCCCTTTGAGTACAGCACCACGCAGGCCTACGTCTTGGAGTTCGGGGACCTCTACATCCGGTTTTATCTGGACGGTGGCGTCGTGGAGTCGAGCCCCGGGGTGTCCTACGAGATCGCAAGCCCGTACACCTCGGCGCAACTGGCCGCGCTGGAGTACGCACAGTCGGCCGATGTGATCTACATCACGCACCCGTCGCACCCGCCGTACAAACTGGCCCGGGTGAGTGCCCTGTCGTGGACCATGACCGCCGTCACGTTCGCGTGGCCCCCGTTCAATGATGAGAACGTGGGCACGATCACCCTGACCGCTGGCGCCGTGACCGGGGCCACCACGCTCACGGCATCCGCAAGCCTGTTCGTCTCAGCCGATGTGGGTTCGTACTTCAAGATCAGCGAGGTCAGCGCCTCGAAGTACAACCAGTGGACCGCAGGCGCGTCATACAGCGTCAGCGATATCGTGTACTACCTCGGGAACATCTACCAGTCGGGCACCAACCACAGCGCAGGCACCCGGCCCCCGATCCACACCACGGGCACCGAAAGTGACGGTCATGTCAACTGGACCTTCCTGCATGATGGTGCCGGGTACGCCCAAGTGACGGGCTACACCAGCGCCACCGTGGTCAACGCCACCGTGGTCCGGCGATTGCCAGCCACCGCACTCACGGGATCGACCCGATGGTCTGAGGGTGCGTGGTCTGCCAGGCGCGGGTATCCCCACGCTGTCACGTTCTACGAGGACCGTCTCTGGTTCGCCGGGTCCACCAGCAAGCCCCAGACCCTGTGGGCCTCGGTCTCGGGGGACTACGAGAATCACAAGTACGGCACCAACGATGACGATGCGCTGAACTACACGATCAACACGCAGGACATGAACACCATCGAGTGGCTCGCGCCCACCAAGGTGCTGGCCATCGGCACGGCCAATGGCGAGTTCACCCTGAGCGCCACGCAGATCAGCGACCCCGTGACGCCCACGAACGTCAAGATCACGCCCCAGACGACTTTCGGCAGCGCGACTGATGTGAAGCCCCTGCGCGTGGGGTCGGTGATTCTGTTCCTCCAGCGTGCGGGGCGCAAGCTGCGCGAGTACGCCTACCAGTTCGACACCGACTCGTTTGTCGCGCCGAACATGAACGTCCTGGCCGACCACATCACTGAGTCCGGGGTGCTGGAACTTGCGTACCAGCAGGAGCCCAGCCAGATCGTCTGGGCACCGCGCACCGATGGCGTACTGACCGGCATGACCTACGAGCGCACCGAGGAAGTTGTGGGCTGGCACCGGCACACCATCGGCGGCGGCATCGTGGAGTCGGCTGTCACCATCCCCCACTGGGACGGGGATCAGGATGTCCTGTGGCTTGTGGTTCGCCGCACCATTGACGGCTCCTCGGTGCGCTATGTCGAGTACGTCGAGAAGTACATGACCGACGAGTATGCGTTCTTCGTGGACTGCGGGTTGACCTACGATGGTTCTCCGGTGACGGCCATCAGCGGGCTTGACCATCTGGAGGGCAAGGAGGTCGCGGTGCTGGTTGACGGTGCCGTGCATCCTAACCGCACGGTGTCGGCTGGTGCGATCAACCTGCAGCTTGCCGGATCCGTGGTCAACGTGGGCCTGCCCTACACGGCCACAATCAAGACCATGCCCATCGACATTGCCACGAACGCTGGCACCTCGTTCATCGACGAGAAGCGGGCGCACAAGATCGTGATGCAGTTGTACCAGACCGGCCCGGGGCTCTGGTATGGCCCCAGCGTGGCTGAGATGGACGAGTACGCAGTGCGCTCGTCTCAGGACGCCATGGACAACCCGGTGCCATTGTTCACGGGCTTCACGGATGCCCTAGCGTGGCCCAGTGGGTCGGAGCGTGGGCCGCAACTGATGATCCAGCACCGCTTGCCGCTGCCCTGTACCGTGGTTGCCCTGATTCCGGAGTTGGGGTAATGATTGTGCGACCCTGGATCACTGGCGACACGGTGAAGATCGCCACGCAACCGGCGCAGCAGTACCTGTACCGCATGGTGGATGTGCGGGCCGACTTCACCGAGTTGTCGCAGCGCGGTCTGGCGTGGACCGCCGAGCACGAACACAAGATTCTCGCCATTGCGGGAGTCGAGCCTCAGTGGGAGAATCGGGCTACTGCGTTCGCGTTGATCGCGGAGTCGGCCGGCGCACACTTCAAGGCGATACACTCGGCGGTGGCCGACTTCCTCAACACCGCACCGTTTCGCCGGATCGATGCCACAGTGGATGTGGGGTTCGTTCAAGGACACAGGTGGATCAAGATGCTCGGGTTTGAACTCGAAGGGTACATGAAGGCATACCGGCCCGATGGTGCCGACATGCTGCTTTACGCGAGGGTGAGGTCATGAGTTTCCTTCCTGCAATCGCTACAGCCATGGGTGCCAGCGCCAGCACCGCTGCAACGCTTGGCACGGTGGGTGGGGTACTGGGAGCCGTGGGCACAGCAGTCAGTGTCGTGGGTGCGATCCAAGGTGGCAAGGCCGAGCAGAGTGCCGCCGACTTCAACGCCGCATCTGCGCGTCAGGAGGCGCAGGCTCGGGAGAACGCACAGCGCACCGCAGCACAGCGCCAACTCGGGAGCATCCGGGCCGGGGTCAGCAAGTCGGGCGCTCGGATGGAGGGCACCCCGCTGGCCGTACTCTCGGAGTCTGCGGCCAACGCGGAGATCGACGCACTGAACACCCGCTACTCCGGACAACGGGAGTCCGCGCTCTACACTGCCCGGGGTCAGAACGCCCGCACCGCTGGATACCTGCGTGCCGGCACCTCGCTGTTGTCGGGCGTGGGCAAATACTTCTAAGGGGGCGCGATGCCACGACTGAACCTATACGAACAAGCCAATCCGTTCCGGGCACCTCGCGCATCAGGGGCTGAGTTTGGAGCAGCCCCGGCGCAGGCAATGGGGGAGATGGGGGACACTTTTGCCGCCATCGGTGAACGCATCCAGCGCCGCGAGGAGAACGCAATCTCAGATCAGGTGTTTCGCGAGGTCAACACTCAAGCGTTGCCGATTCTGAGTGACTTTGAAAAAAAGCACGACATTGCACTACCGCAAGCCCTAAATGAGTTCCAAGGGGCCATGCAGAAAATCAAGGCCGATGCACTATCGAAGGCCATCTTGCGCCCCGAGGCTCGCGCAGCGCTGGAGCGGCAACTTGACAATCAGATCACGCAATATGGAAAAAACGCCATTGGAATGCGTATCAAGGCTGGTCATGACTCCATGATTGCACGGCTAAACGAACAGTTTGACACCGGAGTCAATCAGGTCAGTGCAGCCCCAAGCGTTATGGCTGATGTGATTGAAACAAATCGACAGTTCGTCGAGTCGCGCAAGGACAGCATGGACCCGCTGACATACCAAGCCGCGCTCAAGAAAGCGCAGGCTGGTCCGATCCAAGCGGCTGTGAACTCCTACCTCGCACAGCAACTCCCGGACAAGGCTGATGAAATTCTTCAGAACCCTGAGATCAACAAACTGATCGACCCTGACGCGCTGCGGCCCATGCGTATCAATGTCGCCGTGGAGCGCGGGAAACAGGAGAAGGAACGTGCCGCTGTTGAACAAGACCGTGCCGCGCTGTCCTACTTGCTTGGGGTCGAAGCCACTCCTGAAATGGCTGCTGCTGCGGCAGGCGTTTCCAAGATGCCGATGGTTCAAAAATTGAATGTCCTTCGAATGATGAACGGTGGTCAAGAGTTGCCAAGGTCTGTGATTGAACGAGTTGCCGAGATCGACAATCGAACCAAGGACGACAAGGAGATGCGACTCGCCCGCAACTTGATCTCGTTTGCCGATCTGCCGCCAGACGAGCAGATGTGGACGCGGATCGAGTTGCTGCAAAAACTTCCCCCGATTAAGCAGGCGGACGCTTTTGGTAATGTGGACCCACTGCCGAACCCCGCGTGGACTCCAATGATGGAGAAGATTGCGGGATTACCTAAACGTCCATCACGACCCGACACCTCCCCCACCGGTAGACCTCTTACGGGGGTGACCTCGACTGCTCAACCCTCTGGTGCCGACACAGGTCCGTTTTTGGACCCCGAGGGGAACACGTACCCCGAAGGTAGTCGACTTGTGATGCCCGATGGTGTCTCGGTGACCATTGACTCGCGGGGTCACGCTATTCCCGACGGTGATCAATCCAGCCCCATGGAGCGCTACGGGCGCGAGGATCGAGGCTCGTCGTTCAATGCTCCAACCCCGGCGCAGGAGGCTGGTGGTGAATTGGACAATCTTTACGCAAAAGCGTGGGCCGGAGCGGGCATCAAGTCCGGTGTAATGAGAATGGCCGAGGGGTTGCCCGGAGGAGCCGGCGACTATGTGTCAAGGAAGACAGGTGGTATCTATGAACGAGTGGCGCGTTCGTCCCTAATTCTTCAAAATGACATTGTTGACGGGCTTCGGGGAGCTGATGAGAAGATCGCAAATCAGTACCGTGAGGAGTTGAAGAAAATCGTCACCATCGACCCGCAGGTTGTCAACAGTAAGTACAAATTGCGAACCACTTACGGGGTGTTCGACAAGGAGTTGCGCAAGCGCAAGCTTGATCTGGAGAAGATTATCAACGGGCAAGTCGTTGCTGGAAAAGACGAGAAGACTGGTGCGGCATATGCAGTCAACGCAATCAATCGCGTGCTTTCGCGGATGAATGTCCCTCAAATTGTGATTCGGGATGAGCCTTCGTTCCTGAAATTAAAACCAGGTGTAGTATTTTTGCGAGGTAATGACCCAACACCCTATGTTCGCACTACGACGGGGTTTGATTATGCTGAACCCGAAGAACGCAGCGGAGACAGGTGATGGCAGACGTTGACGGACTTGACAAGTATTTCCAAGGTGGTGATAAACCTCCCGATTCACCGTCATCGGACGGCCTCGACAAGTATTTCCAAGGCGACTCAAACACGTTGCCACCAAATCGGCTGAAGTCGATGGGGCAGGCCGCAGCCGGTGCCGCGTTCAGTGGTGCAGGGGCAACCGCTGGCGGGGTTCTGGGGTTCAGAGCGGGGGCAGCAACCGGAAACCCCATTGCCGCGACTGTCGCAACTCTTGGTGGTTTTGTCGGCGGGGGCCTCGCTGGCGAGGAAGCGGCGAGGGGGCTTGGGATTCCCAAGATCACGGAAATGGCTCCGGCTGATCGCCCATTTGCCTACGGTACTGCGTCAGTGGTCAGTTCGGGGATGTCACTGCTCCCTGTAGCGGGGGCGCTCATCACGGGCGTTCGAGCACGCAATATCGGCATCGGGAAGATGTTCAACGACATCGTTGAAACGGCTCAACGGATTCCCAAACGGTTTTGGCTCGCAGCGGAGGGTGTTCCCGCAATCGCATCGGGTGTTGCGGCCGGTGTATCGGAGGAAGTAAACCCTGGCGATGAGTGGTCTCGGCTCGGGGCCGAGGTCGGTACGGGGGTGGCATCTTCGGCATTGATTTACCGAGGCGTTTACGCAATGGGTGCGTGGATGGTTGGCTCGACCCTTGACAGGTTTGGAACAGAGCGACAAGTTCAAAGGGGTGCGAAAGCGCTTCATCAACTGCTGGCGAATGACGGGGTTGACCCCGAGACGGTGATCAGGGCGGCGAAGAACGCGGGATACCCGGATCTGACCGTTGGTCAGTTCACCGGAGACCCAACGATGATCGGCGTTGAAAAAGACCTCATTGACCACTCAAAGAGATTCGGACAACGCGCCGCCGACACACTCAAGGCCACATTCGATGTCATGCGGATGAGGATCAACCTCCTCGCTCAAACAGGTGATCCCAACGATCTGAGACTTGCTGCTCGGATGCGTAGTGAGATGTTCAACGCCCAGATCAAAGCCAAACTTGACAACGCGAAAGATGACGTTGTTCGCAAAATTGCGCCACTGGTTCAGGACGCTCGCGGTGATGCGGCCATGGTCAGCAATATATCGTTTAACGCCCTGTCGAAGCAACTTGACGATGTGGAGGCGCATGCGAGTGTGTTGTGGGGAGCCGTTGACCTTAAGGCGAAAATTGGCGTGTCCAATGTGGAAAAGGAAATCGAGCGAATTGTCTACCTCGGTGGCAATCAACTCGGACCCGGCATGGTGCCGAAGTTCGTGTATGAAATGGTCGATGAAGCAAAAACCAGTACCACAGGTGGTGTCAAGATATTGGGTGCGGATGGACAACTAATGGCCGTTACAACCGCTGAGACAGAGTTCCGCAACATGAAAGCCAATCGAAGCAGGTTGCTGGAGATGGCACGGGTTGCACGAAACGAACTGAAGGACGGAGAAGCGAACACGTACAACTCACTTGCGGCGGCAATCCTAGATGACATGGACGCCAAACTCGGAGCGGATGGAAACAGCGCCTACGACATTGCAAGGGCGTTCACCCGTGAGATGCACGATGTGTTCACCCGCAGTTTTGCGGGAAAAGCAATGGCTTCCACGAAATTTGGGGATCGCATGGACCCAGGTGTCATGCTGCGAAAAGCAATGGCTGGTGGCAATGAGACATCAGTGGAGCAAATGGCGGATCTTGCGCTTGCCACCCGGTTCATGCGGAGCAAGGGGCTCGATGACAACACATCCGTGGATGTGATGCTTGAGGCACAGCGACGGATCATCAGGATCATGTCGGCAGACGCATACGACACCACGACCGGCCGAGTCAACACCGACACCCTGAAGTCGTTCATGAACAAACATGACGAGTTGTTGCGCAGTTTCCCTGAAGTCAAGAATGAAATGCGTGAGGCGTTGAAGTCTGAGGAGGGTCTGCGCAAAATGGAGATGCGCTTCGACGGTGTAAAGGGCTTGGTGGGACGGTACTCAGCGATGGCGAAAATCTCAGGTGGAGACCCACTGACCTATGTCACCGAGGTGCTTCGTTCCACCGATGGACAAGAGGAGAAGTTGGTCAAGTTGGTCAACATGGCCAAAAAGGGTGGAACGAATCGCCAGGGGGTCACCACCGTAAATCCGAAAACCGCATTGGACAGCGTTCGCGCCACCATCTACAACGCAGCAATCAACGCATCGTCAACCAAAGACGGTGTATTGGACCTCAACGTGTTTGAGGCGATGTTGACTCGACCAAGCGTCACTGGCAACAAGCCCGTGATTCAGATCATGCAGGAGCAAGGGCTTCTTGACAGAGAGGGTGTCAAGGAGTTGAAGACGATGTTTGCGGTTGCCGGGAACATGAAGAAGTGGCAGTCGCAGGCAATGACTGTGGACACTGGTGACAAGCAAGCGTCTTGGTTGATGTCTCTCTTGGCTAGGGCGGGCGGGTCAATTGGTCTCAGCACTGCCAAAAGTGCAGCCGGGATCAAGGGTAGTGGTGCCGATCTGATCGTCCACAGCGCCGTTGCCCGTGGGATGGACCACGTTGTCACTACCCTGCCGCTGGCAAAGCAAAAGGATGTCATCGTCGCCCTAATGACCGACCGGCAAGCGTTTGCTCGCGCAATGGAGAAGACTGACGATGTGGCGCGACAAGCATCCAACACAAGGTTCATGAATGCATGGCTCACGCAATGGGGCCTAACATCAGAAATAGCGAAAGAGGGTGCTGGAATTGCCAGCTATCTCATGACTGACGAGGAACTCAAATGACCATCAGCACCACCGACTCGCGCATCTCGTACAACGGCAACAGTGTCACCACGGTCTTCTCGTTCCCGTACCGGTTCCTGGCCAACGGGGACCTCGTGGTGATCAGCGTCTCGTCCGCTGGCGTCGAGACCGTCAAGGCCATCGTGACCGACTACACCCTGACTGGTGCAGGCGATGACGCAGGCGGCACGGTCACGATGAACGTGGCCCCGGCCTCGGGCACCCGGTTGATCATCTACCGGGACACCGACATCGTGCAGGAGACCGACTACATCTCCGGCGACCCGTTCCCGGCAGAGACCCACGAACGTGCGCTGGACCGACTGACCATGATCGCGCAGGAGATCGGGTCCGACGCTGACCGAGCCATCAAGGTGCCGGTGGGCGACTCGTCGAGCCTGGGTACCACGCTGCCGGCCGCTGCGAACCGTCTGGACAAGTTCATCGTGTTCGACTCGACGACCGGTGAGACCCAGTTGTCCGAGATCACCGTGAGCGAGTTGGCCAGTGCGGTCGCAGCAGCTTATGCCGCAGGGTCCACGGCTGATGCGGTGACGTTCATCAACACCGGCACGGGCGCCGTGTCCCGCTCGGTTCAGAATCGCCTGCGGGACCTCGTCTTCAAGGACGACTTCAGCAGTTTCGCCAACGCCAAGACCCGGGCCGATGGGGCGCTGCTGACCATGTTCGCTGCCCCCACGGTCAACCTGACCCACGAGCCTCCGCTGGGTGGTGGCGCAGTACCCGTGAACGGCTACCTCAAGCAGGGCCTGATCTCCGGACACATCGGCATCGGCAACGGGATCACGGGGATCAACGCTGTCGTGGGTCTGCAGGGCAACGAGTACTACACCAACCCGGAGCAGGAAGTTCGGGGTGTCTCCTACGTGGTGCGCAACACTCGCACGCTGCCCGATGAGTCAACGCTGGGGTGGGACTTCTTCGGGGTCGCGGGGATCGTGACCGTGGAGGCTGGAAACACGCAGGAGATCATCGGGAACCAGAAGGCGGTTGTCGGCGAGTTGTACTTCAACGCCCCCACGAGTGGCAGTTACCTCGTACGCAAGGCCCACAACTTCCAGGCGTCCGCTCCAGCCATCGGGGCGAACGTGACCGTGACCAACTGGTACGGTCTCGTGGTCAACAGCCCCACGGGTTCGGGGACCATCACCAACGGGTTCGGTATCTACATCGAGTCGATGAGCCTGCCGACGACCAAGGCCGCGATCCGCATCCTGGGCGAGGATGACGCCGGCCGGATCATGTGGAACGACACCAGCATCACGCAGTTGTCGACGAACAAGTTGCAGATCAACCTCGGCACCACCATCGTCAAGGAGGACTCCAGCGGCAAACTGGAGTTTGATCTTGACGGCAAACTGCTCGTGTTGACCGATCCTCTGGTGGCCACGACCGTGGGTGCCGCAGGCGGTGCATCCGCGCTTCCCGCGACCCCGCAGGGCTACCTTCGTGTACTCATCGGTGGCACCGAGCGCAAGATCCCCTATTACCCGACCTGATCATGGACGCACAGACCCAACTCAACGAGGCAGTGGCCCTGCTCATCGGGAACCTGACTATCGAGAATCAGGCACTGAAACTACAATTGCAAGCGGCCCGCGCTTTGCTGGAACAACTGCAGCCCAAACAACCCCCGCCCCCATGAAAGGAGACCGATGAGCGATGAACAAAAACTCACCGACTCCGAGATCGCAGAGATTCGTGCAGCCAAAGTAGAAAGGGACCGATGGAAATGGCTTCTGAACATGTTTCGACGGGTGGCTTTGTGGACCGTCGCTCTGGTTGCCGGACTTCACGCCTTGATCGAAAAAGGCGCGGAGTTGCTGAAGTGGCTCCAACAAAAGCCATGATGCTCGACGAACTGGCGCACCGGTATCGGTGGGTCGCATACTGCGTCATCGCCGCTTCAGTGTACCTGCACAATCTATGACGCTCGCTGAGATGCTCACACGGGACGAGGGTCGGGTGCGCCATGCGTACCAGGATCACCTCGGGTTCTGGACCATCGGGGTCGGGCGGCTGATCGACCAGCGCAAAGGTGGCGGGCTCTCGGAGGACGAGATCGACTACCTTCTGCACAACGACATCCGGCGCAAGACGGCCGAGGTCGCCAAGGCCCTGCCGTGGCTCTCCAACCTCAACGGTGCCCGCCAGGCTGTGCTCGTCGGCATGGCGTTCCAGATGGGCACTGAGGGCCTCCTGAAGTTCAAGAACACCCTCGCCATGGTCCAGGCCGGCGACTACGAGAGTGCTGCCAAAGGGATGCTCCAGAGTCTGTGGGCTCGGCAGACACCGGAGCGTGCGGCTCGAATGGCCAAGCAGATGCGAACAGGAGAGTGGACATGAACCCCTTGATTCTCGGACCCATTCTGGAGGTCGGAAAGCGGCTGATCGACAACCTGTTCCCGGATCCTGCGGCCAAGGCCAAAGCGGAACTCGACATGATGGTCCTGCTGCAAACGCAGGACTTGCAAAAAGTCATGGGTCAACTGGAAATCAACGCCGCCGAGGCTGCGAACCCCAACCCCTTTGTCGCAGGCTGGCGACCTTTCATCGGCTGGTGCTGTGGTCTCGGGTTCCTGTGGGCTGCGATTGGTCATCCGGTGTTCGCCTACGTGGCCACCGTCAAAGGCTGGCCTGCGGCTCCGGCCATCGACACAGATGTGCTGCTGTACGTGCTGGGCGGGATGCTGGGGTTAGGGACACTGCGAACGGTAGAGAAGGCGAAGGGAGTGGCCTAGCCCTCCCCCTTGAGTGCGGCGTCGATAGCGTCCGGTATTGCGCGGATACGGTTGGACAGTTTGTGCAGCGCCTCGGCGGCGTGCGGGTTGATGCCAATGGTGTGGAGGTCTTGCATGATGTTGCTCACTTGGGCACCTCCGGGGAGGCTGCGGGGTTTGGCTGCGGAAACATCAGCGCCCATTGGCCCCCTACTTGCCAAGCCATCCAAGCAATTTGCTGTTGCGCCGAAACGTATTCTTTGTTGGTACTGCGGATCGGCATGTTGGCGACACTCTTTCCGGCAAAGTGGTCGCAGTACCAAGTCTCAAATGCAACGCGAGATTCTGTTTTCATAGCTTCTCCGGGGAGGCTGCGATGCCGTGGGCGGCTTCGATGGCGCGGGCAATATGGCGTTTTCCGATCCAGTGCTTGGTGCCGTTGATGTAGAGCGCGTCAATCTGCTCATCCGTCAGCGGCACAGGCACAGGGGCGGGCTGTGCTGCATCCAATATTGCGGCGTAGTGAGCCTTGGAACACATTACAAGGTCACGATGGCTAAAGTGGCCGTTTGTCATCTGGCCGTCTTGAATCCGCTGAGCTATGTCTTGCAAATCGTCTACGGCAGGGGCGGGCTGTGCTGCCACGCACAGAGGCTCGACCTCAAACGTATCACTTGTCTTCTGGCGCGGCGGCGTGTTCAGGTTAACGAACCAGTCTCCCCAGGCCTTGCTTTCGTGTGGACGCTGACGCCAGCGCCAAGCTACCGGCTCGGCGGGGGCGGGCTGTGCTGCCAAGAATTCGTGTATCTCATCGCACAGTTTCCTAGCCAGCGTCGGGTAGCTTTTTTCCAACAGGGGCAGCGCCTGCTGCAATAGTTCTCTGCTCATAGTGGCGCATCCTCAAAGTTGTCGGGGTTGAGTGGAATAGGCTGCGCCGGTTGGGCAGGCGGCAGATTCGTGGGGAAGGGCCAGTCGCTCATTTTGATTTCCTTCCGAGCCTGAGAACCACCACCTTCTCCAAAGTGGTGAACCTGTGATTGTTGAAACACTGATAGCGTCTGCGGACCCCTTCGGCGTGTTTGCGGGTTTCCAGTGTGTCAGCGGGCTTGCCGCACTCGGGACACTTCACAGCAGACCATCCCGGCGCATGTAGTCCAACTCACCCTTCATGGAGTCCGCGACTTCCTGCGCCCGGGTTTCCTGATCGGCGAGATCCTCGTCGAAGTCTTCCTCGGGTGCGCTGAAGAAAATGTCCCCGAGCCAGATGATTGCCATCACAGCGCAGATGGCACCGATCATCCAGAGTTGAGTGACGGTCATGCTGCCTCCCTCGCTTTCAGTTGGCGAACCACATCGGCGTGATACCGCATCATGGCCCGGTGATACTCGGCAGCGGCTAGGTGCTTGACCCACTGGCGCTCGGACTCCTCGATTTGTCGCTGCGCAAGGGTCTTGGCGCTGGGTAGCCGGAACAGTTCAATCAGGGCTTTCATCATCTCTCCTTTGTTGTGATGTGCAACAGTGTAAAACAATTAAATCCCGCGTGTCAAGCGGTATTGCTTCACGGCATTTCGCAGCCCCGCCTGAGTCTGTGCCTTCTCGTCCAGCGCCATCGCTTGCGCCTGATCCAGCGTGTCCAGCACCATGATCCTGTGGCAGATCACAGGAGCCCCCTGACCCTGACGCCGGATGCGTGCGTTCATCTGATCGTACAGGTCCAGGCTCCAGTTGAGTCCGTACCAGACGATGATGTGCCCGCACTTCTGCAGACCGTCGATCCCGTGGCCCATGCTCGCCGGGTGGCCGATCATCAGGGCGCAGTCCCCCGAGGCCCACCGGGCCATGGCGTTGGTGAGCGCAGCCTCTGACTTGCACTCGGTCAGGTTCACGGGACGAAGGTGCTTGAACTTCTCCATGATCCTCTCGGCGTCACTCCGGTAAGCGTAGGCGCACAGTACCTGCTGGCCCTGTGCCTCGTCGATGATCTCCTCCAGCGCCTCCAGCTTGAGGTCGTGGATCGGCTCCCACAGAGGCATCCCGGCCACGGGGTACATGGCGCCATTGGAGAACTGGAGGCACTTGTTGGTCAAGGACGCCTGGTTGAACATCTCGACCTCTTTGCCGCTGTCAAGCTGGATGAACAACTCCTTCTCCATCCGGTTGTACAGGGTGCGCAGGGCCTCGGGTAACTCGATGCTCACATCGTTGACCATCATGTCGGGGAGCGGGTTGTAGTCGGCTGCAGACATCTCCAGCGTGATGTCCCCGATCAACTGCTTGATCTCGTTCTCAGCCCCCTCGTAGGGCACCTCGCGGTGTGGACCCTCCTTGCGATAGAACCGCTGCCGGAACGCCGTCTTGCTGGTCCCCAGGCGCAAACCCTTGTCCACCACGAGGTACTGCCCGTGCAGATCCTTGTACCCGTTGGAGGCCGGGGTGCCAGTGAGTCCCGTGGTCCACTTGAAGTGGGGCAGGATCTTCTTGGTGGCCTTGACTCGCTGGGTGTTCGAGTTCTTGCACTTTGATATTTCGTCCCACACGAGCCCGTCGAACGGTGGGTCGCGGTGCTTGGAGATGAAGTAGGTGGCCAGCGTCTCCGCGAGCCACCCGAGGTTCTCGTAGTTCACCAAGTAGATATTCGCCGGCCGCAGGAGAGCCCGGGTCCGCTGGTCCTTGGTGCCCGTGAGCAGCGAGAACGTCAGGTGCTTGGTGTGCTGCCACTTGAGGGCCTCCTGACGCCACACCAGTCGAATCACGCGGATGGGGGCCACGATGACCACGCCTCGCAGGAACCCGCAGGACAACAGGTGCGCGATGCTGGTGAGCGTGATAGCGGTCTTCCCCAAGCCCATGTCGAGCCAGAGCATCGTGGCTGGGTGGGTGCACTGGAAGTTGACCGCGCTCTGCTGGTAAGGGAACAGTTGCGCGGGGGTCAGCACGGTCGGCACTCCATGTAGGCGCGGATCACTTGCTCCGCGACTTGCGGGACGATGGCGTTACCGTAGGCGCGCAGTCGTCCCACTCGGTTGGATACCCCATGAGCCAGCGGGAATGTGCCGGGTTCAACTGGCCTCCACTTCCCGTCGCGGCATGGGAGCCAGTCGCATCGGGACCAGTGATTGCTGCCACGTTCGGTAATTGTTTCTGACCCGAGTCTTTGCGTTCCGTGCTTGCCATCCAGTGATCGAGTGCCATCGGCGTAGGCCAATTCGACAACCACACCGTCCTCCCGAGCAGCGAGTTCAACTCCACGTTGTCGCACTGGCTCCCGTCCTTCCAGTCTCTTGTTGTTGTTGTTGGCCAGCCAACTAGGTTCGCCTCGTCCCTCAGTTTGTAGCGACCCGCTGTTCCATTGCGAATCTCCATGACCCCACCCTCCCCGTCCGATGCGCTGGTCGTTCGCCAGCCAATCAGGTGCGCCACTGACTCCACACACATCTGCTTCCCGCTCGCCAGTCGCCGGTCTGCCATCTCCGGTGTGCTGTATCGCCACTTCTCGTCCGATGCGCTGGTCGTCGGCCACGAACCAGAGTCTTTGCCTGATGTGCGGAGCCCCGACGCCCGCAGCAGGGACACCGACTGCCCCGAAGGCGTAACCTTCACCTTCCAAGTCATCTTGAACAAGGTCGAGCCAGCCGTGGTTAATCGCTGCATCAACCTGTTCACCAAAGATGACTGGAGGTCGTTGGCTCCGTACAAGATGGAACCAATGCGGCCATAGGTGCCGCTCGTCAGCAGTCCCTGCTCCTTGGCCTGCGACGCTGAAAGGCTGGCAGGGGCAACTGCCGGTCCACACGGGTCTGTCGTCAGACCACCCGGCGAGCCTGAGAGCCAGGCTCCAGCCACCGATGCCGGCGAAGAAGTGGCATTGGGTGTACCCAACCAAGTCGGAAGGTCGGACATCTGAGATTGATCGTTCATCTACTTCTCCGGGTGCAATGTGCCCTGCGGCAATTAGGTTACGCAACCACTGTGCCGCATACTTATCGATCTCGTTGTAGTAGTTCATCGCAGCGCCATGAAGTCAATAGTCGTGCGCCCGTTCTCCACCGAGTCCACGACAAACACCGCGACTCCCTGGACCCGCAGGCGCTCGTGTTCACGGTCCTGTGCCGGTGTGACCTTGACACCCTCACGCTTGAACTCGATGAAGAAGACCACACCCTTGGGCGTGATGAGCAGGCGATCAGGCACTGCGGCCCTTTCCGGCGAAGTGAACTTGTAGACCAGAAACCCATTGGACTTTGCATAGTCGCAGACACTGCGCTCAATCTGTTTCTCAAGAAGGTTTGCCATTGCCTGTCTCCATGGTGTAGCGGGTCATCGCTGCTTCTCGACGGGTCTTGTCCTCGACCAGTCGCTCCACAAGCCCCCAGAACTCGTGAGCGTTGGGGCCGACCATCTCGGCCGCGTCGATCTCGCACTCGTTCTGATACCACTCATCGAATGTCATCATTCTTCTGTTCTGATACCACTCATCGAATGTCATCGTTCTTCTCCTTTGGTGTTGTGGCAACAAGGTGCCTGAGATGCTGGATCAGTTCGTGCTGATCCTGTAGTTTCAAATACGCCTCGGTGGCAAAGCGCACGAGGTTCTCGTGGGTCCAGGTGGCGAAGGTAGGGAGGTCGGGCTCATTCATGACATCCCCAGTACAAGTTTCTCAACCTCGCGCACGTAGTAGTCGAAGTCCACCGGCAACCGACCCGCTTCTCGAATGTCGTTGCACACTTGAACCCCCCAACCAGACTCGACGCCTATGCGGCGCCATTCCTCCTTGCCCTTCAATGGCGGCATCCACTTGAACAGGTGCCCACCACCCTTGGCGATGTAGTACCTCGTGATGTTCTGGATCCGCTCGTCTCCGCATGTCAGGAACGAAGACCGAGGCACCTTCGTCCGAAGCATGAAGTCCATCATCTCAGGCCACTGCTCCACGGTCTCGCGGATCGGTGCGCCTTCGAGCAGCACCTTCTCGGC